CTCATCATCCAAAAGGACAAATGAACATCCATATAGGTTTAGTAAATAATGATCACCCATTCTCCTCTGCTTCTTTTAATAGTTCGCTTACATAGTTCTCAGTTCCATCCATAGTTTTCACTGCGAACAGAGGAGACTTCATATATTTCTTTACTTTCTTATATTGCTTTAAAAGTTTCTGAACTTCGTCCGTAGAAATCTCAACTCCTACTTTTAGTTTATTATCTTTAAATCCTTCACTCATTTTCTTTTCTTTTTATCAGGTGCTTTATAACCCCATATTTTGGGATTGGTTCTTCCGTATCCAAAATCAATTTTCTTAACTGCTCCTGGACCAAACTTATCGTAGTAAAGGTCAAAGATTCTTACTCTTGTTCCTCTACATAGATCCATATGAGCATTACCATCAACTTCATAAATTACAATATATGCATCATTAGGAAGTGATGGGTCCTTAATTTGTTGAAGAGTTGTCTTTTCAAATAAGAGTTCGCATCCATACCGAGGAGGAAGAGACTTCTTTTCTTCTGATGTCCATTCCATTAATACTTCCTCCTTTGCTACAACCGTCCTCACGAACGACCTCCCCAACTAATATCAGGATATGCCTCTTTTACATTATCAAAACTGATTTTATATTTATCGTTTAACTTCTTATCTTTTGTAAGAATTAATACTTCTGCTTCTTTAGGATGAAGACCTTGTAGTAGATTAATGAACATCATTTCCCTACGAATGGTAGTGAGAGTATTATTTCCACCTTTTACATAATGATAAAGATTTTGATACTCCCTGCGCAGTGATGTTTTTCCTCTACCATCAAGGTCTTGTCCAGTTGCTGATTCTCCACCAACTGCTTCTCTTGATAGGTTTTCAGATAGAGTCCCCGAATATACAGATTGCTCATCAGCATTCGCATAAGGAACTTCTCCAACAGGAAGAAGAGAAACTACTGTTTCATCAAAGTTCCAAATAAAAACGGCCTTTAAAGAATCGTGTTCGTATGTTTTTAGAACTTCTACTTTTTTTGCATTAGTTCTTTGTTTTGAAGCAAGTTCTAAAACTTCAAATACAAAAGGGTTTGTTGGAAGAGTTTCAATGGGTTTTTCAACTGTCCTCTTCGTCTTCGTCGTACTCATAATCGTAATCGTTTTCAAATCTTACTGAGACAATTTCGTCGGGTATTACCTGTCCATTTTCATCAAAAAACTCTGGATGCAAATAAGGAGGTCTTGACTCTAGCAAATGCCTATACGTTAACCAACCTATTATACCGCCTACCATAAAAAAGAGCAAGGTGAACATTGTTACAAATGTTACTACGTATGCTGTTTCCATTTTTTTTCTCCAGAGAGTTTATTTTTTCCTGATATCAAAGTGAAATTCTATGAAGAAATGAAACTCTCTACGAAAGAGAGAAATCATCTTACCAAACTTCACGTGAAAAGTTTTTGGTTTTGATTCTCTCTTCCTCCTATTTCTAAGTAATAACTCAACACCCCGATTAATCTGGGGTTCAAAATTATTTAGTTTGTTTCTTTCGTCGTCCTGGTCGTTTATCATGATTATATCTCCAGGCATCTTCAAGAATACCGTAAAGGTAATTTCTTATTTTTCTTGCTTGTGGTTTTGGAATATGGCCATACCCCTCACGAAGTTGTTTATGAATCTCATCCGAACCACCTTCCAAATAATCATCAAGATCCATTACTAGACTACTGAGTTCATTTGCAGTAGAACTTTCAATAAATTCTTCAACTTCACGTTTTTTAGTACCACGAATTTTTAGATAGTCATAGAATTTCAATACAAATTGACCATTAAAAGCATAGTCAATCGCTTTTTCAACATCATTATAGACTTCGTGGATTGTGCTTTGCATTAGACTAGATTTTGTTCCTTTAGGTATTGAACAGTATCGGTACAACCACCAATATGCTTATCATTTACAATTACCTGAGGGAAAGTAGATCCATCTCCAAACTCAGAGTAAAATTGTTCTCTTGTAAAATCTTCTCCTAATTTATAAACTACATGATCAAGACTTGCTAATTGTAGCACTTGTTGCACTTTATAGCAATATGGGCAACCATCTTTTGAATAAACTGTAAACTTCATAACATTTGTTAAGTTTTGAAAATTATTTAGCGTTAATTGGAACTCCCTGTCCTTCTGGAAGCCATACCTGTTGTTGAAGATCTACTGGTGGTAGTTCTTCTTTTGCTGCAGGCAATCCTTGTTGTCCTGGAAGTTGTTTATCTACAGTTGATGTAACTGTAATCACTTGGTCCATAATAAGCTTTTGTTTCCTATAAGTTCTTTTATCAGGATCAAAACTAATCATCATAAGAGCATCTGCTTCTTCTCCACAGTGAGCAAGTACTCTACCTGTGGTTTTATCAGTCACCACCCAATAATCATACATTCTTTTTCTTCTGACTTTTCGTATTATAAGTTTCTTTTGCCGGTCTGTAAAGGTTTGGAAAAGTATCTCTAATTATTTCTGCGAGTTTATAAGGTGTTTCTGAAGTAATCATTTCAATATCTTGATGGTGTGTAGTCAAGGTCTCCAAGAATATCTTCTAACATTGTACCATACTCTTTGAATCTTTTATCACCAGCGATAAAACATCTTTGACGCATCCATATGGCATCAGCAAGAAGTTTAACCTGGTCTTCTGTGAGTGTTAGGGTCTTCATTTTAGTTTTGCGACTTTTCTATGTAGTTACTTGACAAAATACATGCGACGACGATACTGCTCACCAGGGCAGTTTTCTAGATGCTCAATTTCTTCATCTGGGAGAAAGTTAACACCACCAAGAAGTTTAGCACCAATAAAGATTTCTGCAGATTTTTCACACATCAGAGTCGCAGCAGCACAATCCTTTTGGTAAGGTGATGCTGTAATAATACCATGATTCTCCAAAAGGATCAACTTAGGAAAGTATCTATAATGGTCTACAAACTCACCCACATACTTATCCACATTCTGCAATAAACGAGCACCAGGAGGGGCATAAGGGACAAGGCAGGACACTACACCGTTTCTTACGATTTGGTCTGGGAACCAACGCTGTGTAGCAAAGTCATTGACTGCAGGAGAGCAAAGTATCTGTGTAGTCTTTGGTGGATGTGTATGAGCAATATAATTAATTTCTGGGAAGTGCTTCATAATCCAAGCGTGGAATAGCACTTCAATACTTGGTTTCTTTTGTTCTGGTTTTAGTTGTTCAGCATCAGTATTCACCAGAACTAAATCATCTTCTGATAGTGTATGAAGACTTGTACCACTTGCTTTAATTAGAAAAGTATCTTCCGTTTTTCTCTCAGATACATTACCTTCACCACAGATAGTATAGTCAGCAATCGTGTGTGCTAAGTCTAGAAGCATCGTTAAGTATTGTAAAATTGTATTTAGAAATTGTACCAAATATTCAAAAAAGTTTTGTTATGGTTTCTACAAATAGTTAATAATGATAATGGTCTGTGAGTGATAGAAAAAACATAAAGAAACCGAATGCTATGAAGAATATTAGAATTCCTAACATAAAAAAAGGAGTTCCAAAGAACTCCTCTATTTATTTTTAGTTCAGTATCAACCGATGGTTGGTGCAGTTAGAGCAACAGGTGTGCTTTCAGCAGCAGCAAGATCCAGAGGGAAATTGTGAGCGTTCCTTTCGTGCATTACCTCGAAGCCAAGATTTGCTCGGTTAAGAATATCAGCCCAGGTATTAATCACACGACCATTGTTGTCGAGCAGGGATTGATTAAAGTTGAAGCCATTCAAATTGAATGCCATCGTAGAAACACCAAGAGCAGCGAACCAGATACCTACAACAGGCCAAGCAGCAAGGAAGAAGTGCAGCGAACGGGAGTTATTAAAGGACGCATATTGAAAAATAAGGCGACCAAAATACCCGTGAGCAGCGACTATGTTATATGTTTCCTCCTCTTGACCGAACTTGTAACCATAGTTCTGCGACTCATTCTCAGTGGTTTCACGAACCAGTGAGGAAGTAACCAGAGAACCGTGCATAGCACTGAACAGAGAACCACCGAAGACACCAGCAACTCCAAGCATATGGAAGGGGTGCATCAGAATGTTGTGCTCTGCTTGGAAGACAAGCATGTAGTTAAAAGTACCAGAGATACCCAGAGGCATCGCATCAGAGAAAGAACCTTGACCGAAAGGATAGACCAGGAATACAGCAGAAGCAGCAGCAACAGGTGCGCTATAAGCAACACAGATCCAAGGACGCATACCAAGTCGGTAGGAGAGTTCCCACTCACGACCCATGTAGGCAAAAACACCAATCAGGAAGTGGAACACAACCAGTTGGAAAGGTCCACCATTATATAGCCACTCATCAAGAGAAGCAGCTTCCCAGATGGGGTAGAAGTGCAGTCCAATAGCATTGGACGAAGGAACAACAGCACCAGAGATGATGTTGTTTCCGTACATTAGAGAACCAGCAACGGGTTCACGAATGCCATCAATGTCCACAGGAGGAGCACCAATGAAGGCAATGATGAAACAAATGGTTGCTGCGAGTAATGTTGGAATCATCAGAACACCGAACCACCCCACATAAAGTCGGTTGTCGGTTGAAGTAACCCACTGGCAAAAAGATTCCCAGGGGTTAATAGAATTGCGTTGTGCAATAGAAGCAGTCATTTTCGTTAAAGGGTAAGTAAAAAGTCCAGGGGGAACTGGATGTTACATTATTCCCCACACCACCCTCCAGTGTGGGTATGAGAGACTGTGTTTAAC